TTCGTCGATGAATGAAGTAACTACATCCAAACTACTTGCTGTGTCTGAAACTGCTTCTAATACATCGCCATTTTTTAAAACAATCTTCGCGCCACCTTGAATTAATTCAATAGATGAATTAGGCGGAACTACAACTTCTTTAGCTATGAAAAAATCATTACCACCATTTGCAATTTTAACACTAACTTTGATTGTAGAAGCTGTAACATTACAACATCTGATACCTATAACAGCATCAAAGTCTCCGCCAGTTACTAAAGTAGTATCACCTGTTCCAACATTTCTTTGTAGATCATTTCTAAAATTTTGTGCCATACTTTTTTCCTTATAATGCCACCGCCATCGCTAAAGCAAAACCATTGCTTGCTGCTCCGACTGGTGTTCCTGTTGCGTCTAAATAGACAGATTTGCTAGCTGGTAATGTACAGAATACATCTTTAGTGCCTGCAGAAAAATTAACTGCTGCATCTGAATTAGAACTGGAGATAACTGTAGTTCTAGTTAGATTCGCACTTGATCCGTCTAATGTACCTAGACCAACTTCAAATTCACTTGTTCCCTGATTAAATATACAATAGTAAGTCGTATTGTTATTTCCAATACCAACTGCAAAAGTTTCAAAACCAGTTACTGCTGCTCCAAGTGCAAACGCACCTGTGCCTGTAGTTGTACTTGTTACTTTTACTCTATCATTTACTACTAACGCCATTTAATCTCCTTATGATGTTATACTTATAATCGCATTACTTGGTGTACTAGGATCAGGATACGAAATTGTAAAAGTTCCGTTTGTCGCTGTCTTATCACCACCAAAATCTAAAACTACACACAATTTATTAGAAGCACTTGTATTATAAATAGCTGCAAATGCTGCTGTGAAAGTTGCACTTGCAAAAGTTGTGTCTGCAAAATCAATTGCAGTTGTAGCTGTTGTAGCTGTAACTGTTTGACTTGTTAACTCTTTACCCCCTGAAGGATAATTACTACTGCCTGCAGAACTAACTTCACTCGTAGCTGTAAATGCCGTGCTTGATGTTGTGTATGGATTAGCTGTGTACAATGCTATTTTAAAAGTGTTACCACCAGATGCAAAATTATGCGTTCCTGATGCTAGTTCACCTTTAAATGCGAATGGTACTATATTTGCCATGTGTTATCTCCTTATTTATTGCTTGATGGATTTTTAGATTCAAGAACGGTACGAATAACTCCATCTTCATATTCGTCTCGGCGTCTTCGACCTTGTTGTTCGATCGCATACGATAGTAAAGCTTTTTCATAAGCTTGTGAATAGTATTGTAACATATCTGCGGGTCCTTTCAAGTACCCATATGCATTTACCAAACAAGCGTATAAAAGTAAATCTTGATATTTGTTGGACAGATAAGTGCCTGTGCCACTCACAGTAGCATCTGTTAGACTAACTGGTTCTTTGTTATAAGCCAGGGTTATTTCATAGGTTCTATCAGGCGTAGGTGCCACTACCCAAAAATCTTCATCCCAGTTTGCATAGTATTTAGGAATGTCTACAGCGGATGTTCCTGGTGTAGAGTAGTATTCAGCTATAAAACTAGTGTCTCTTTGCTCTAAATAATACTGATTGTTATCAGAGTCTTTTAACTGAACGTATCTGATTAATCTTAAATCAGAAGGAATAGTTACATATCTGTTTCCAATAATTAAGTTAGATGTTGCGTAGTGTCTGTCTTGATCAGAATCTACTTCTCTATAAATTTTATTTTCTGCATTTTTAATTAAAGTATTTAAGACAGAAGAAGTAAATACATTATCTCCAACTTCTGTGTAGCTTTTAATATCGTCTTGTAAATTTGTAAGTGTGTATGCCATTATCCGTTTACTACCTCTAATGTTACTGGTCCAGCAGATGTATTATCACCACCACCAAATATTCCACCTGTTGTTGCTGTGCTTGTGCTTGTTATATAAAAATAATTTATAGGAGTTGTTAAAGGATCTGTTGTGGTTGCTCCTGTAACTGTTCCTGCTGCATCTATTTTACCCAACGCAATTGTAAATCCATTTGCATTATTTAAATCACTTACATTATCAAACGTTGGAATATTTATAAAAGCTTGTAAATTTCTTTGATCAGCTTCATCTGCTCCACCTGCACCTGCAGTTGTTACAACAGGAGGTCCTCTAAATCTGACAACATCTCCTGCACTTCTTTGATGGTCAAGTGAAAAAACATTTACATAAGTTGTACCTGCGTAAATTACAGATTCAAAAGGATTATTAGATAATAATATTAAACTTGTTTTAGAAGCTGGTTGTGGTCTTGGATTGTATAAAGCTTGTGGATCAGATCCAGCTGGTTTAGGTTCAAGTTGTGGTTGCTTTGGTTCGTATTCTGATTTGTGAACTAAAGATCCATTCCATTCTCTAACCATTTCTGTATAGGGATATGCCATACCAGATCTATCTGATATCGCTAATGATCTTTTTCCTGATGCATACTTACCCATTATACTCCATCTCCATAAAATGTTTGTGGTGAAATGAAACTAGATGTTCCTTGATTATCTGCATCTAATGCTCTTAACATTTCACTTTCATAAATTCTTTCAAGTTCTGGTGTTCTTTCAGGCGATACTTTCATACTTAAATAATATGCAAGTCCTGACATCATACAAGGATAAAATCTATTAACCACATCTGATGTATAATTATAAGCGCCAGCGTCTTGTATTCTAGCTAAATAATAAAAACAAAATTGAAAATTGTTTGGTGAAGTTGTGCTTGATACACTTGAACTTGGTGTTGTGTATAAAAATACACTTGGGTTTAATTTTCTCTCTACATAATATTGTGAAGGTGTCCCTTGTGCTAATTTATTTGGTGTTTGTGAATATTGTGATCTATCTATTTTAGTTAATGCAATATCAGCAGGAGCTGTTGGTGTAGAATTATTTCTATAATAAGCTTCTAAAATTGTATCAATATCTTGTGGAAAGTTAGTAGAGTCAGATGCAAAATTATATTCTGCTTGTCCTTGTACCAAAGGTATTTTTGCAAGTTTAATTTTCCAAAGATGAACTCCTCTATTACCCCATTCTGAAAACATTATATTTAATGATCTTCTTGCTGATCTTAATTGATATCCTGTTCTTGTGCCAAGCACACCAGTTCTTGCGTAAGCCTCTTCAATAATATCATCTATTTGAGGATTATATTCTGTAGTTTCTGAAGTTGGCGCAATAGTTTGTGCAGAACCACCCATGCCTGCGTGAACAGTGCAGTAATAAAATAAAACTGGGGCTCCTGTTGTTTTAACAGGTGCTACAACAATTGTTGTATTTGATCCAGCTTGTCCTGATGTTCCTGTAGTAGTTACACCTGTTGTGTAAGGTGCAGCAGGACTATTATTAGGATTTGTAGAAAATGCAAAAATGTGTGTATCATTAGTGCTGTCAGAAGTGTCAAAGATATATGTATTACCTTCTTGTAAATACAAGACAGGAGCTAACTCACCGTTAATATAATATCTATTACCGGTTCCATATTGGGTTGTTCCCGTTGCTACGGTTACTGTGTAAGTTATGGTAGCCATTTAAACTCCTAGCCGTGTAGTAACGTTACAGAAGTAGCTGTTGTTACAATCTCAAACTTCAAAGATGTTTGTGCTCTAAAACCTGTTCCTGGAAACTGCATGTATGTAGTTGAACCTGGACCATTAGTTGTATTAGTAGCTGGAATTAAAAATTCAGCTAACACAGTTGTATTATCTTTTATCTTAACTGTAGTTGCGGCTTGACCACCTTCTTTAGATACATAAAGACCTAAAGCTCTACCTGGTGCTCCTGTGCCAATTGCATTGTGAACTGCTACGGTTGAAGCTGTTGTTGATTTAATATCTACTGGATATGTACTCATTAATTTTTCTCCTATTTAAATTATGTGTGGGCCGAAGCCCACACTAAATTATTTATTAAGCAGTTGGTGAATCAGATGATAAACCAAAAAACTTAAGTGCTAAAACACCACCAGCTCCAGCTGTTCCTGAAATCACAACTTCGACTTCATCTGCTGTTTCTGTAGATGCTGTTGTAGCTCCACCAGACATTCCTAAAGCTCCATTACAAGGAAAAAATCCTTTGAAACCTGTTGAGTTCATAGCAACAGTGATACCATCAACAAACCCGTCTGTGTCTGCGTCTGTACCAATGTCAACTAGGTTAACTGCGTTTGCAGTTGCACCTGTCATAGTAATTGCTACTCCCATCGGAATGAAATTCGATGGAATTCCAATTGATGTTTCTTTGTGTTCTGTTCCTGATGCAGCAATCGTAATTGATGTGCTGTAAGTTGACAGTTTCATGTCACTTGTTAAAGCACCAGTAGTTTTGTTTTTTATTATTGTATCAAAACCGTTTTCCGATCTTACCGGTCCTGAAAATGTAGTATTTGCCATAATTATATCCTCCTAGTTTTCCGAACATAGTCTCTAGGCCGTCGACTATACCGCGCCTATGTTCTAATTAATTGTATAGTGTGCAGAATATATATGATTTTTGAATAGAGTGCAAGAGAGCCTTATAGTGAATGTGCGTTTTCAACGATGTAGCTTTTGTTTACGTAGCTACAGATACGCTTGGTGCTGCATCTTCAACTTTGTTGACCGATTGTGCCAACCTAGCTTCTTCCATCTTAATGTCAGAAATAACTTCTCTGACTTTATGGTCTATCTTAACCATATCAAGAGTATATCTACCCTCTTTAAGATGATGCTGCTCCCAATCCAGTTCCAGCTTCCTTTTCTGTTTGTAAAGGTCTGAAAGTGTTTGCATCTAGGACCTCCTCATAGGTAATCCATTTTTTCGACGAACTTGTAAATCCGTCTTTTTCCCATTTTACACCTTTTTCTCCTAGTTTGTCAACTATTGAATTTTCAATAGATTCAGCGCTGTCTTCTGCTTCAACTATGAATCGCGCATGATACCCATACGCTCTGATATTAACTAGAAATTTTGTCATGATTATTCACACCTTATCACAAAAAAAAGGGGCTCGAAAGCCCCTTTTTAAATGTTTGTTTTAACGATTATGTTGCGTCAGAACCAAATACACCTCTAGGGTCAGAGAATCCGAATACGTATCTCTCTCTAGCTTTGTATCTTACGTTTCCTGTATCGAAGTCACCTTCCATTGAAGTTTTGATAGGTGATCTTACGAAATGCTTAAGACCGTTAGGAACATCTGTTTTAATGAAGAACTTTTTAGTGTTCGTTAAGTAGTGATTCACAGTGTAACCTTGTGGAATCATACCCATTGACGCTAATGCGTTAATGTCATTATCAGCTGTACCTACTCTGCCTGTAGACTTCATCAGTCTTTCAGCAGTAAATTGAAGAGCTGAAGGAATAATTAATTTTACTCCTTGCGCCGCAATTTTTAGGCCTCTTTCATCAGTAAACGCCGCGAT